TCTGTGGAAGAACCCGAACATTTTGCATTTATTCCCTTGAACTTATCATCACCCAAACAATAACTACAATAAGAAATTGTTCTTTCTAAATTACCTCTGCTAACGATTTGTATTTGTTCATCTATTGTCGATCCTTTGGCTGGGGCAAAATTTATTTTAAAAACACCTTGTTGATTACCATACCTATCTAATTTATTGCAATCCCAACCCGGCAAATATGGTGGAACATACTGTGGTGTAAATGCACACAAACAACCAGCGGATGATTGTGATATCGATGAGCAAGATCCTCTACTCACGCTACTAGAAATTACAGCAGATGAACTTAATATTGGGGAGGAAGAAGATGATACAATAATTGCAGAAGAACTCGATTGTGTTATCCTTCTGCTGCTACTTGCACATGGCGGACATGTTGGACAGCATGTGTCAACCCCGCTGCTTGCACATTGTCCGGTAGGAGCGGTATAATCTTCCCCACAAGAAAGAACGGTTGGAACAACGTTTTCTCCTTGAAAAACGTTTTCGAGAATATTTGTTTTTTCTTTTATTATATTTGTTGGATAAGAAACAAATCCAGAAAGGGCAACAGTAATAATGTCAAATGTTTTTATTGCTACATTATCTGGTACTTCTTGTACTGTTACATTATAATTTTTGAAAAAAATTGTTGCCATTTTTTAATCATTTTATTACTGTGTACAAGATCTACTGGTATCAATAAGAACAGATTCATCACAATCTATCAATGTTGGTAGCACAATTTCTAAATTATATTTTTCAGTTAATGATTCTGTTATGTCTATTAGTGATAATTTTCCAGATTGAGAAAAATCTTCAATTTTTATTAATAAAAAGTTTTCTTCAATTTCAACTAATTGTGGATTCTTTTTTTGTGAAACTGTCAAATAAAACATTTTATTATCCTTGGGTAATTTCTGGTACTATAATAAATCTTCCTTGTAATATTTTAATATCAAAAGTTTGAATTGTTTCTGCTGGACACAGAGATGTTGGACTAGGAATACATGTTCCGGCAGTGTATGTTAATTGTAAATCGTACAAATAAGTTCCACGTAACGTTGTTGTTGCAGTTACGCCAGGTATTTTAGCACTCAATACTATATTGTGATCGTATTGACCTGCAGCCTTTAAGTCTATGAGACCAGAACCCAGAGAAGATGGTACAGAAGAATCTGATTTAAATTCAAGCACCAATGAGGATGTTGTATTTATTGAATTCCTAACTTGCATCTTTCCGGCGACAGAATAGACATAACGCATACCTAATGCTTCTAACTCAACAGGTATTGATATATTTGAACCAGTTCCAAGTGTATTAAAACTTACTTGATTTCCAAGTTTGTCTACTATATTTAATTTGGCAACAAATACTGTGCCTTCTTCTGCATAAAAGTCATAATACGCTGCTGACATTTTTATCTCCTATTCTTATAGTTATTTATAATCACAGAAGATCGCTTACATCATATATGCTTTTACTTTCGGGCTGTTCAGCCACTTTCTGTTGTGACTGTGGCTGTGCTTCTCCGCCTTCTGGTGCATCTTCTGGTACACCTTGAGCGGCAGCAGCCTCGGCTTCAGCCTGTTGTTCTGCTCGTTGTTGAGTAGCTTGTGCTTCAATTTCAGCAGTTTGAATTGCTTTTTCTTCTTCTATTTGACGATCAATTTCTTCAATTTCATCATCGGTTTGGCGAAGCACATTTTTGCGAATCCATTTGTCTGAAAAGAATTTACCAGAATAATCCGCAACTTCTCTTAAAGCACTCATTCTTTCTTTAATTAATTCTGCTTGTTTTGATTCTGCAAAATATGAATCTGTAGAAAAATCTACCTTTAGATCCTGTTCAATTTCTTTCCAGTCAGCATCATTCATTATACCTTTGGCCAATAATTGTGTTCTTAAGAAATTTGTAAATAATTCTGCAAATTTTACTCTCATTCTATCGACAAATTTTGCAAATTTTAATTCATCTCTTGTAATTTCTGACGAACGTCCCATATTAAACCCATTATCGGCTTGCATACGGGTAATTGGGATATTTAAAGCCATGTATAATTTCTTTTGAAAATATTCAACATCGGCCATTTCGCCTAAATTTTGGCCTCCGGGTAGTGTTGAAATTTCTGTTCCCTTTCCACCCTCTCTGCGGGGTAGCCAGAAATCTTCAAGCATAGACATATGTTTTTTATCGTCTCGCAATTCACCGCTGTTGGCATCGTAAACAATTTTATTACGATATCTATTCATTTGATCGCGTAAATATTGCTCTGCTTTTACTTTCGGTAGAGATCCAACGTCTATATAAAACACGCGACGTTCTGGTGCTCTAGAAACACGATAGATTACTGTAGCATCCTCAATCATTCTCAATTGATTGAGTGGTTTAATTGCTTTGTGTAGATGGCTCACTATTCTTCGTGAAACCGAATCATAGAGCCCAGAATGAACGTAGTTGATTGCATCTGGTGCTATACGAATACCTTGTGTTGTTTCATAAGAATTTGTATATGAATTTGTTTTTTCTACTGGAGTGTAGACATAATACTCATCGTAATCAGTTATCATGTCTACATTATTTAATCTTGTTTTTTTAGTAACTTTTTTGACCTTTTTTATTTTTAATGGGTCTATTTGTCGTAACTCCCTTAATCCCATTTGTGGATCATCGTGTAAAATTTGGTGGTAAAATAAACGACCGTCAATATACCATCGCCTAGCAATTTCAAATCCCTTTCGATTGAAATCTAATAATTTTAATATATTTTCAAACTCTTCAGATATAATTTTTCTAATTGGGTATGGTAATTTAAGTTTATCAGCATTTAGTTTTACAAATATACCTTTTGCATCTTCTGTAATAAAGTCATTTAAAATTCCGGTTATGGCCATATCAACTTCAGCATGCAAACTCATCTCTCGGTATTTTTTAATAAGATCTGAATCTGATCTAATTGCACCATCCAGATCTACGAAATATCCTTGTAATCCTCCCGCTTCAATATAAGAAGCCCCATCATCCAACGCTGGTGGCGCAAATGATAAGGGCTTCTCTTCTTCTTTTTTACCAAATTGAAAACCGAAAAAATTTATAGCCATAATAAAAACTTTCTATGAAATTTACTTACTAATATCCAAAACGTGATATTTGAAAGTCACTTGAAATTCTGAAATCGAATCTGGAGTGTCATAGGTGAGATCAATTGCTGCAACATTCTCACACCATAAATTTCTTAATGTATACTCTCTGCTTACGTTGTGGTGTCTATCTAATTGTCTAACCACTGCTACAGTGTTTACTAATGCTTGCATATGAGCAGCACCACCACCAGAACCGCCCGGAGTGTTGTCTTCGTGATCGTTGAAAAAATTAGTCCAATTTTCAAATTTTCTTCGTAAGTTTAATTTTTCGTCATTAAGAATCGTTACTGTCCAGTCTTCATATGTTCTATCACCTGGTATATTTACTATACGACCCATGTAGTTGACTGGTATTGCACCAGTTACTGATGAAGGAACTGACGATGCTTTGACGTAAATTTTAGTTTCCGATTCCGCAGTAAAAGTTACGCCGGGTACACCTTGAACTTGTAATTCAACTTCGAATAGATTTGGTCTTGCGCCGCCATCGAATTTTCCGATAAAGTTTTGTATTGGTTGTTTGGCCATTTGTATTTTACCTCTTTACTATTTATATTGATTTAATTAGGCTCCTAAAACTTCTTCGAAAGTTAAGCCAGTTGGTGTTGCGATAAAGTTTAGTTGTATAAAATTAATCGAACGATTTGGTTTAATATAAATATCAGCCACAAACCTATTCGTGTCAATAACTTGTGCTGTATTGTTCGTTGTATCACAGACTACTCTAAAATCTTGAATGCCTCTTCTTGATTGAACATCTCTTAAGAATGGTTCTGTTAGTAATCTGAATTGTGATCTTGTAAATTCATCATTGAACTCGAAGAGAATGAATCTAGACGCAGTTGCAATTGCTTTCTCTAGAACTATAAATAGTCTTCTAACATTGATTCTATCAAATGCACTTGGTTTTTGGAGAAGTGTCTTATCTCCGAAAAGAACTGCACCAGAGCCATCGAAAGAAACTATTGGATTAATTCCTTTCTTGTATAGTTCATCTCTGTGTGTTTTGTTTGGATTATATGCTAGTTTAAGATTATTTAATATTCTACCTCTATCGAATCCTGCAGGAGAATACCAAGGATCTCTGTTTTCGTCTGTCCTTACACAACAACCAGCAACGTCTGCACATAGTGGTATATATCGATATTGATCGTTATATCTATCATCTTGTAACTTATAGCCAGAATCCATTACGCCA